ACCCATCTCTTTCATAGGTATATAACTTCCTATAACCTCGTATACGTGGTTAGTAACTAACATTGGTATACCTGCTCTAGCTAGTTTCAAAGTCAATACTCTAAACGCAGCTTTGATAACTTGAGCTTTAGTCATATCTCTTGTCTCTTTTCCATCAGCTATGTCTTCTAACTCTTTTGTAGTTGACAATAATCCTAAACTATCTAATACAAACATAAAAGGAGGTCTTTTGTCCTTAGGTGTTTGTTCATACAATTCAATAGCTTTCAATGCTTTAGTTCTAAACTCTTGAATAGTTTGTGGTTCAGATATCATAACTCTATTTGTATCGATACCTCTTCCTTCCATCATGTCTTTAGTAACAGCAGCCTCAGTGTCATAGTACATTACACCAGCTTCTGGGTTAGCATCTAAGAATGCTTTTACACATCCCATTACAAAGAACGTCTTACCAGTTGCAGACTCACCAGCAAAAGCTGTTATCTTGTTGTTAGGAATACCACCATATATGGATCCAGACAACAATGCATTTAGTAAGTATGAACCTGAATCTATAGTTCCACTGAATTCACTTGCAGCTTGACCATCAGCTGCAATAGAGGTATCTTCATCTTTTAGATCCTCTGCAAAGTTTTTGAAAAAATTACTCATACTTTCTCCGATATTATTTCTGACTTTAGATTATACAAGAAGTTATCTTTTATGTCAACCAGTTCTTGTTTAACTTTATGTTTTTGATGTTGATATTGTTCTTGTCTTAGTTGTTGATTCTTTTTTGAATCTCTTGCATCCCATGGATTGGAAAATCCTGTCTTTCTCATTCTGTTTCTTACTTCATCAATATAGTGATGTCCTAAATGATCTCTTAATATTCCTTTGTAATGACCCATCATAAACCATAGATACTCTTTTCTTTCTTTTTTATCCTTCCATTCTTTGTTAAAGTCTATTGCCAACTTTTGTTGTCCTGGTATCTTTAGTAAATACTTTGCTAACTTTTGATGTAAGAATGGAACCCTTGACTCCATTCCATAATAACCACACATATGATCTAATACTGTACAGAACCCATCACAATGATATAATAATTGAACTAATTGTCTATTGTTTATCAAGTCATCTTTAAATAGTCTTGATGGTAAAATTTTACATAAACTTCTATAACCAACATTTTTTTCTTCTGGTTCATAATCTGTTCTATGACCTATAAGTCTTAACATTTCAATTACAGATGGAACTAATGTATCATGTAATTTAAAATCACCATTGTATCCTGTCAATATTTCATCTGCACAATCACCTGAAATGTATACTCTATTTCCATTCTTAGCAGCTTGAGTGATATTATAGAATCTTGGAAGTAGTCTTTGTATGTCCCAAGTAGGTACACCAAACATTGAATTGTATACTTCTTCGTGTACCCATTCATTTTCATATGGAATTTCTGTTACGTAATGATCCATTTTCAATGACTTAGTAGTTTTCTTTGATAGATCCAATTCATTCATCATATGTCTTGAAGGATCTTTTTTACCAATGTTTACATCTTGCCAATGAACTGAAGAAGCTGATATACGATCTTTGTCTCTAGCAATAGAGGCTATAAGACTTGAATCAAGTCCTCCACTCAAAGATATAGTCTTTTTTATTGATGGTGCATCACATACTTCTGATATACATTCTTGAGCTAATTCATCTAATTCAAATTTATCCCATAAAAAGTCTGGTTTCAAGTCAAATGTACCGTTCCATAAATTATCTGTATGTACTACTTTATGATTATGTACATCTATTTCTATTATCTCACCTGGTAAGACTTTTTTGATTGAATTTACTAATGTTTCTGATCCTGGATTGAATCCATCACTATGAGTAAAAACATCATGAAATCTTTTATTGTAAGCAAATCTACTTTCACTATCTGGATCAAACTTTAATGCTATCAAAGGAGTAGTTGTAGATGAAAAATATAAAAAATCATTGAAGTAAGTATAGTATAGAGGTTTAATTCCAAAATGATCTCTACATAATGTTATTTTACTTTTAGATGGTTCATACCAACTGAATGCCCACATTCCGTTTACACCTTCACATAAACTTTTTACTCCATGATGTTCTATATAAGTAGCTAACCATTCAACATCCCATTCTTTTTTTCCTAGTCCAAATATCTCTCCATTATATACTAATACATTTCCTCGTTCTGTTACAAATGGTTGGCTTTTACGATCTGGATTTGGAGATATGGCTAATAGATTGTGAGCAAATCTTACTTTACTATCTTTGAAGTATCCAGTACTATCAGGTCCTCTACATTTATTAGCTTGTGCAAATAATTCTATATCAAATTCTGGATTAGTTGTTCCTTCAATACTACACATAATAAAAATTTTTGTTTATTTTCTTGGAAAATATCTTCTCTTGGTTTCTAAGTAATCATTTCCTTCAGCTATCTTGTCTTTTGGTACAGCAACTTCATCTGTAGAGAAAGCTGGATTCAATGGATCGTTCTCTCTTGCCATTATACCTAAACTTGCAACTAATAACAACACTGCTAGTGGATCAAATGCAAAAATAATAAAGAATATTAAGATCCTTGCTGCATTGTCTAGTTTATCTTTTGCAACATCTTCACCATATAACATTTCTGCTACATACTTGATTGGACCAATCTCTCCTTCTTGTACTAATTGTTCTCTTTGTATAGGCATCTTCTCTTCATTGAGTTCTACAATGTCTGCTACTACTAAATCTATGTCTACTGCTATCTGAGCTCTTTCATCTCTTTGTCTTCTATCAATATAGTTTCTGTCTTCTGGTCTTGCAGTATCTATAATGAAATCTAAGTTAGCTAATCTTTCTTCAAATCTACCTAACTCTTTTTCTTTTGCTTCTAATCTTTTATCAATGATAGAGAGTTCTAATGAATAACTATCACCTTGTAATGTTTGTTCTATGTTTGCTTTTGCTAAGAATCCAAAGATACCTAATGAAGTTATCAACATCAATACTACAACTGATGTCATCAAATAATATCTCATTAATCTGTTAATGTCACTCCAACGGAGATGAAGAAATCCGGCGGTGACTAATTTTCCGATTTCTAGGACACCGGCCATAACAACCACTGGCCAAAATGAACCTGCGAAGATGGTTGCGAGACCGATAACACTGAAGTAGGCAGCAACACCTGCCACCAACAAAGATGTTCCAAATGCAATTTTGTTAATCATTAAGTACTTGTTGGAGCTTTAATTTGAATTGATCTATTTTTATAGACCTGTTTGGCCAATAGATATATTCCTTGTCTTCGTTTGATTGTAAGTTGTTGAGTAGAGGAATAACAGCATCATAGATAGCTTCTGCTTTAGCTTTCCATTCATCTGCTTGTGCCTGCCACTGTGCAGCAGTACTAGAAGCTGCTTCAACTTCTTGTTTAACTTCTGTTACTGCTGCAAGTTCGTTTTCGTCAACAACACTAAAACCAAAATCAAAGTTGCTTAGGTCTGTAATGTTTTTCGTTGCCATATTTTCCCTTTATAAGTTGAAAAGTCTCCATACATTTTGTATTCGAGAACTTTTCATAAATCTATGTATGATTTTATACATGTGTTCTCCTATTTATACGAAGAAATCTAACAAATCCGCTTGTTTTTCTAGTCTCCAGCCAATACTCTCACATATGTGATTCAGCGGTTCTTTGAAAGATTTCTCAAATTGCTTTTCATAATCAATGTATCCTTCTAATCCAAACTCTGTAGGTAGAATAGTCGGGACAGCAAATACATTCTCTCTAGTTGGATTAGGGAGTTTCATATAACAAAATTTAATTTTGTCTCCCTCAAATATTGGCTGATACTTTCTTGTAAGTTTCTTCTCTTCTAGTATCTGGTTATACATAAGAGCAGCTCTTACATGAATTGGTGTCCCCTTTCTATATATATCACTTGCAGATGACCACTTTCGTAAATATCTGCATCCTCTAGGAAATGCTACATCCTCAAATGGCATTTCTCTAAATTGTTTCTCAAAGCTATCTACATATTCTCTCAAAGGTTTTTCACCTTCATTGAATAAAACTTCTAGTGCTTCTTTGATTGCATCTCTGCAAACTTTAGGTGTACTTGATCTTACAGATTCAATACCCATCATCTTAAGTTTAGGTGTCTCATATCTTACACCTTCGTTATCATATACATTCAAGATGTAATGTTTCTTACCTGTCCATATTCCTTGGTCAGCAATAGCTTCTCTCTTCATCACCATCTTTTGTTCATAAGCTCCAACATACTTTGCAAGTTGTTGATATGACTTATCAATAAACGGTTCAAGTATATCAGTAGCTACCTTATCTAAGAAGTCAACTACCTTAAGAGTTTCATCTTGATCAATACCAGATTGATTGACAAGTTCGTCAAGAACAACATATAGAGAATCTGTATCGACTGCAACAACATAGTCTTTTCCTTCTGTACCAAGTTTCTTGTTGAGGAATTCATTGATCTTAACTTCCATCCACTTAATCGAAAGCTGACCAGATAGAGTAATAGACTCAGCATACTTAGTATCAAAAAACCTAAAGTATTGATTACCAAGAGCACCATAAGCCGAGTTAAGTTGAATCTTTTTAGCCATTTGCATATTATTACATTTAGCAATTTCATATTCAAGTTCCTTTGTTTTGTTCTTTTGATATTTCTTTTTAGCTTCAATCATTTGTGTCTTCCATTTGACACGATCGTTGTACATAGTTTCCATTAACTTAGGAAGGAAACCTTGAAAGTCTTTTGTATACATTGCACCAGATCCACATACAGTAACATTATGCTTTTCCATAAAGTCTCTTATGTTTTCATTATTGTATAGTCCACCAATAATCTCATCAGCAGTAGGTCTTTGTCCTATATCTCTTACATAAGTTTCTGGTGAGATATTGTATTGCATAATCAAATGAGGATATAGACTGTTTAAGTCAAATGAAACTACCCACTTATGCATTCCAGCTTGAGGATCTTTTACATAAGCACCTTCTACTTGAAATGCTTTATCTTCAATCACTTTAGGTGGTACTACTAAGTTCTTACTCATTAGATAGTTGTGTATAATAACATCCCACATTCTTACAGAAGTAAGAGAGTCAACTAAGTTTACACCAGCATCGTATGCAATCGTACATGCTTGTTCTATCAACTTCATTTTATCATCAAGTCTTTCTACAAGCATAACATCTTTGATATTGTAGTCTAAGAATTTTTGATAGTCTTGTTTGTATAGTTCATTCAAGGATCCATATTCAGAATAGTCTAGTTTCTTTTCACCAAGTTCTGCATTACCAATATAATCTAGTGCATAACTTTCTTGTTGAGTATATGTAAACTTTTTGTATAAGTTCATATAATCAAATATAGTTACTCCAACGATCTCTTTTGCATTAGGTGGTGCATCTCTTCCAAGAGCTTGGTTCTGAGCAGTTGGTATAGTTCTTTCTCTTACAATACCCCAAGGAGATAATCTCTCAACTTGATCTTGTGATACTCTCTTACGGATCCTGTTCAATGTATAAGGAATATCAAATAGTTCAATGTTCCATCCAGTTACAATTTCTGGATTGTAATGTACCCACAAATCTACAAACTTTATTAGCAAGTCTGTTTCACTTGCACACTTAACATATCTATCATCACCACTTGGTTTGTATTCACCAAGTCCTAGTATAGTAGATTCTCCTCTACATCTTACTGCAATAGATAGTATCTCTTTATCAGCTTCTGATATGTTTGGAAAACCTTCATCAGACTTAGTCTCAATATCAAAGTTAAATACTGTAAGTTGGTTTACATCAAACTCTCTTTTTTCATACTCTTCATTGATAAATGCATATGCAAATTGTTGCATACCATAGATTGGTTTATTAGATAGTTTACCATATTCTTGAATATAGTTTCTTGCTTCTTTGATACTATTGAACATCTTAGGTTCAACTACTTCACCTTTGATTGTTTTTAGATGTGATTGTTTTACTGAATGAGTATAGAGAGTTGGCATATAAGGAACTTCACGTTGCTTTTGTACGCCATCTTCAATGTATCTTTCTAGGATTACATTGTTGTATTGTGTTACGTTTGTATAAAATCTCATGCGTTCTTCACTCTATCTCTTAGTCCACTCGTACTGAATGAATGATCCCTACTATTATACACTATCTCAACTTCATTGTCAACACAATATTGCTTGCCAGTAAAGTCTTTATTGACATAATCTGATCCTATGATTCGAACATCAATAGGTAATGTCTTAAGTATATCTAGTACATCATCTTCAGTATTGTAAACAACAACTTCATCTACAAATCGACATGCAGTGATTTGAAGTTGTCTTTCAAAGATAGATTGAATCGGCTTGTTTTTCTCAGGTCTATCAACTGAGGGATCATTTTGTAATCCGACAATAAGATAATCACAGTTTTGTTTGGCTTCTGCTAACATTGCTACATGACCTGCATGTAACAAATCCATACAACCAAATGTTATTCCGATCTTACCTTTGTCGCTAACGTCACCGTTTAGCCACTTTAACATAATTTATTCTTGTAAAAATTGTTCTTGATCTGATTTAACTTTCTTCAATGCTGATAGTTGTTCTTCTGCACTATTCAGCTTTTTAACTAAGTCATCTAATGTACCAACCATATCTGGATGATCTGCTACACCTGTAGGGTTATTAAGAAGTACATCTATATTAGCTTTTGCTACTTGTACCTCACCTGTATATTTTAAAATTAATGAATCTAATAATGCTTTAGACATTTTCTAATCTCTCCATAAGTCTTTCAGCTCTGTTAGTTACTTGACGATACCATTTAGAATCTCTACCTTCTACAGCAGCAGTCTTCCAATCATGATCTACTAAAGCTGCATTGTGTTTTTTGAAACCACTTAACCTTGTAAGACCCATATTGAACATCATATTAGCTACTATTTGTTTTACTTCTTGAGGATAGTCTTCCCAACCTTCATGTAGTTTTTTACAATCACCAATAACAGTCTCTACATCTTTTTCAAAGCATTCGTCAACACGTTCCTCGCTGACTGTGGTACCAACTGCTTGCCCATGTTCGGGATCGGATTCAAGGACGAGGTGACCAATACCAAATGTAGGATACCCAAGGTGGTCATTATATATTTCATACACTACTCCTTCATCAACTTTAAGAGTTTCTTTTAGTTGATCTATGTCTATATCTTTATCTTTTCTAAAAAACATAATGTCTCCTGTGTTCGTTTATGTATTTATATTACAAAAAACGGGCCACTATTGTGGCCCATTCTAAACGACTAATGATTAAATGTCAACTATTTGACTTTAATTTCAATAGGTTTTTCCTCCTCAGGAATTTCCCTAATCAATTTTATTGCTAAGATCCCATCAGCATATGTAGCATCTTTAACTTTAACATGTTCTGCTAAAGCAAATACTCTTTCAAATGATCTTGCAGCAATACCTTGATGTACGAATTCTTTTTCAACTTCACTGTCTTTCTCAGCTTTGACTCTTAGTGAACTATCTTTTAAATCAATAGTAAAGTCTTTCTTGCCGAATCCAGCAGCTGCTATTTCAATAACAAATGAATCCTCATCAAGTTTTACAATATTATAAGGCGGGTAATTGCCTTGAGGTTGGTTATGGATTTTGTCGAGTCTTTTGAACATTTCATCAAACCCAACTCCGAATGGTCTTAGTCGACCGAATGGTTCTTCGTAGATTGTCATAATTCCTCCTTTTCTAAGCGAAGATTAATTTTGAGCCTCTTATGAGCACTCAATAGTATTTATATATTATATGATGGTTAACTATTAAAAGTCAACAGTTTTTTTAAGTCGGGACCGAGATGACGCTCGCAGGCCGGCCAAGGTGGTCATCCCCAGCCCCTATTGTTTCTTTTTGCCAATATTGTATTTGGCTACTAGTTCCCAATCACCTGTCTGATTGAAAGGTATAACTTTAATTGTACTTAAAGATCCAGCATTAGCTACTTTCTCATGGTTTACTATATCAACTAATT